TTAAACAGCATCAAAGGTTTCAAGGATAGCCCAAGGATTTTCGTCATTATACCGTACCGTAGCAAATCCTACTGTTTCGATATATTTCACAACATCACCACCGACAACAGCAGTTGTGGCATAGCCAACAATTTCCCATTGGCCATCTCGGTTAAGTGCCTCAATAGACCAGAAGATAAAACCGATATTGTCATAACGGACATTATCCACTTTTCCGAAGTTCGAGATGGAAACTTGGACATTTTCGACAATACTACCATCATCACAGTAGAAGTTATAAAAAGCCGTGTCACCGTTACATCTTGTCATCTGGCCAAAATAACCGCTACATGGAGCCTGGTAACCGTTAGCAACAATATGTCTCTGAGATTCATCCATGGCATCATACATGGCTTTATTTGCGACAGTAGAGTTGTACAGATTGGTGTACTGTGCAAGATACTTGGAGTTAGGATACACAGATTTGTAGTATTCATATGCGGTGATGAACTCTTCGTTGATTCCAGCACAGCCAAGGCAACCAGTAGAATTCCAGTTATAGTAGCACTTCGCCAGCTTCCAAGAGGTATCTTCATACCATTGATCATAAAACTGGGATTCCGTCTGAGCAAGCGCAGATGGAACAAGAATAGCAAGCATCATTACTATGCTCATAAAGGTAGCTACAATTTTTTTCATAGTAGATTTTCCTTTTCGACCTATAGCTCTCAAAAAATTTCATCAATAGCACAAATTCACATTATATGCTCGTCTACATCATCTCCGAACGGGTCCGACCCATCATCTTTATCGTGCTCATACACCCAATTCGTGTACTTGGTATAATCATTCTCTGTCTTTGGGATAATTTTAGTATTGATGGTTTTAGACGTACCGACTTTCTTAATGGGCGCATCATACATCTGAAAGAATGCTGCCACCTCCGCATTGCTCAGCACATCGGTTGCTTTGTGATTTGCCATTATGCGCTGTTCCCACTGAATATACGAGCCTGTTTTTCCATTAGGTGCTTCATAGATAACAAGCAATGTGCCCGATTTTTTCCATCCTTTACAATTAACCAGATAATCCAAATAGTTGGTAATCGTTGTTTTGTTAGTAAGTTCCGCATTGATTTGGCTCATATCATGAGCCACCCCCTTACCAACCGCTTTTGCCACACCAGTAGTAGCCTTCATCATACTGTGAATAATTAGAATCAGAATAATTAGGACAATCAACCAAAACATACAGCCGCCTCCTTTATTGCAGCTCTACTCAATTCTCTCATTTCTAAAAACTTCTTAACTGTCTTTCTTGACATTGCCAGTATTATGCCGCATAGCCGGTGTCAATGGTCATAAGATAAACTTCATGGGGATACTCCTTCATAGCTTCTGCGGCACCCTCAAGATCAGTGTACTTATCATAATCGGAATCGTAATCACCAAGCAGATAATATAGCGGTACATCCTTTTCAAAGCCTTTACTATCCTGAACACCTGCTGTTTTACCAGTATTCAAATAAATAAGATCATAATCCCCCTGCTCCGGGAAAGACAATGTACCATCCGTTTCTACAACTACATATTCACGGTATCCACCATTCGCATCAACATAGATAGAACCATACCAGCTCTCATGATTACTAGTACCGTTCGCATAGTTTTGAATCTTAGCTGCGTACTCATTTATAGTAGAACTATAAACAGTTCCCATCTTATTATGAATCGTAATCCAGCCACAAGATACTTCCGGAATCTCATAGGTAGGATCAACGAATCCACGGAAGAAATTGTTGAACTGTGTACGATACGCTTTTTCATCCTTCTTATACTGAGTATAAAGATCATTTTCTTTGGAGATATTGCTCATTTCATCAGGCAGAAAGTTCTGATATAGCTTAATCATGTTTTCAAAGAAATACATCTGAGATTTATCAAGGTTACCATTTACACGAGCGTTATTCATATGGGTTTTCAGATACTGCCTCCACGCCATGGTAAAAGTTGCAATGGAGTCCTTATCCGCTGCGATTTTCTTAAATGCCTTCTTATTACTGCTATCTGTATTAGCATAGTTGGAAGAACTCTTAAGTGTACTTTCAATAAGTTCTTTATACTCTTTTATTTTTTCATTTGCTTCTTCACGTTTTTTATTAGCAGTACTCTCCGCCTCAGCAGCAACTGCTGCTTTTGAAGCTGCCATTTCTGCCGCTTTGCTCGCCGCATCAGCTTCTTCCTGTGCTTTCTTAGAAGCTGCTTCTTCAGTCTCTTTAGCTGCATGAGACGCACTTTCTGCGGCTTTCTGGGCTTCCATTACAGCTTTTGATGACGCCGCCGCTTCCGCCGCAGCAGCTCTCTTTGCCTGTACTTCTGGAGAAAGGTTATTCTCTCCCGTAATCATGCCAGCACTCAAAAGCACCATACTTGTTATGATAAGAATCGCTTTTCTAAATTTGAATGCCGGGATTTTCTTCGTAACCGGCGGAAGTACGATCACGCCCGCCAGTACCATAAGAACAATCGCTGGTACAGTATACTCACCAACATAAATCAGACCACTCAGTATAAAGCACACAGAAACGAACCATTGTAAAATCTTCTTAAGTTTATTTAGCATAATTCTCCTCTTTTTCATCTCACATGCTTATCGAACTCCACAAAGGCTCTTAATTTAAGTTCATCTCCTCTCCAAAGCAACCAATGATTTCCTCTTCAGTTGGATTTATCTTGTTAAAATTATACGATTTATAGAATTACATGTCAAGCTATCCACCCTTAAAATCGTAAGTAACACTACGATTTATCCAAGGAGGTCTATGACATGGAACGCGAGAAACCAAACTTTGACATTCTGGGAAGGATCGACCGGGAGCGGTTGGCTCGTGGATGGTCTGAATACACCCTTGCCGAGAACTCCGGTCTAACGCAATCCACCTTATCAACGTGGCGCAGACGAAACCTTCAGCCTAATGTGACCTCAATTGAAAAAATATGTCACGGCCTTGGTATCACGCTCTCGCAATTTTTTGAAGAAGACACTGCCGTTTACCATTTGACAGAGGAGCAAAAATCCCTTTTGACCATCTGGGATAGACTTTCGCCCTCGCAAAGAATCGCTATTTTGGATTTAATTCAGGCATTTCTGCCTGAATAAAGCAAACCCTTACAAAAAAGAAGGATGCCGGCGACCATTGCGTCACCTGGCATCCTTCTTCATTAGATAAAGGACTTCAGAACTTTTTTCAGTGCTTCACGCTGTTCCGGGGTTATGCGATTCAACAACTTCAAAAATTCCTGTTGTTCCTCCTTTGTAAATTCGCTATGGGGTTCATCTTTTACACATTTTTCGTTTTGCATAACAACTCTTCCTTTTTAAGTTTTCCCTCGTCAGTCAAATCAGCCCGAATCTGCCTCTTATACTTATAATAGGTATTCCGGGCAAGTCCAGTCAATTTCATGCACTCCATGTCATCCAATGTTCCGCCGAACGCCTTACAATGGACACGGATCTTCTCCTTGGCCGCTTTGGACTTTTGGGTTTCAAAGCCAGTGCCTTTCTTGCGACCAACCTGCTTGCCGTTCAACCGGGCAGTCAAAAGGCCCTCACGGGTGCGCTGGTGCAAATCAGACACTTCTTTTTCGGACTGCTCAAAGGCCAGTTTGATCTGCTCCTTGGCCAACGCCATCAGATATTCGTTGATGCCCTTCAAGATGAAGTCCACATTTGTCCCTGTCATGGCGATGCTGCCGGACAGGGCTTTTTTGTAGGTCTCGGTGTCGATGTGGTGCTCTTTCAAGAACACCAACCGGATGCCCTTGTGGTAAAGGTCTTCGTACAGAGCAAAACCTTCCTCTGCGTTTCTGGACATCCGGGACACCGAGTCGAACACCACCATATCTCCTGCTTTCAGAACTCGGTAGAGCTTCAACCACTCCGGGCGAAAGACGGATGTGCCGGTGTAGGCTTCCTGCACGATATGGGCGGTCGGATATTCGGCCTTGATGTTGCGGATCTGACGGTCAATGCTCTGTTTTGCAGTGGAAATTCTGCAATAGCCATAAATACTCATAACTCTTTTCTTTCTGTATCAAAAATGCCGTAGGTGCAGAAAAGTATCAATTACGGCGAGATTGGGCAATTTATCTTAGCAGATTGATAACGCTAAAATGACGAACGGCATTTTTAATACCTTTTCGGCACAAGTTTTCTGCTATTCCTGCTTCAAATGGGTCTCTATAAATTCTTCCACTGTGACACAGGGCTTTTGATTTTTCTCTGCTCCTCCAAATGGGTCATAGTTCCAGTCCGTTTCCTCGTCAATATATCGCCGCCCATCGTCCGGCAGGTCCAGCGGTTCCGCAAGGATGATGGTGCCCCAGTGATTGACCATCACAAAGGGTGCGATCTCACAAGGGATGCCCCGGCACTCATCATCATGCCGGACATCGTAGGTGTACAGACCATCCGGGACAGTATCTCTCTTGATGCGGATGCTGGTGAACAGCGCAGGCTTTCCGCAAACCGTGATTTCTTCGTAGTGTTCGGTCATTGCATTAAAGGTCATAATCTGTCTTCTCCTTATATAAAGAAGCAGGACAATCCACACGGACTGCCCTGCAAAAGTAAAGGGAGAGCATCCGAAGACGCTCCCCCAGTTGTACATATGAATTTTTTAGCTGATGCCCAACTCTTTCATCAGCCGAGTGCGGTACTCCTTATCTTCAGAAGCCCGTTTTGCATCCTCAATGCGGTTTTGATCGAAGAGCTTCTTCATGAGCAGAGCTACACTATTTGCACCTTCAGCCTTTCCACGATTTTCCACTTTATCAAGCACATCACACATATTGCGTGGGCCTCCTTTCTGGCCATCGGTATTTGTATTGTACGCTTCCTCAAACCGATTATCATTCGTCATAATACTCAGCAGTTGAAGCGTTTCCTGCACATGGGTCAGATCCTGCGAACTCGGGATGTAGTCGCCGTTTTCCCGTTTCTGTACGAAATAGTCTGCCACGACCTTAAAATCGCTCTGGAAAAGTTCTACCTGCTCATGGGTCAGATAGGCAATCTGGAACAGGTTGATCTTATAGTCGTTGACATACGGCTCAAACTCCTTGGGAATGTTCAGCCGTTCCTTCAGGGACAGTGGGCCGTTCCACGGTTTATCATGGCCGAAGTAGAGTACCAGCGTCACAACGGGATAGAGATTTTCGCTGTCATTAAGCAACTGGGCCCGGTACTCTGCGCCATCGTAGCCCATGACACGGAGCGGCATGTTAGGATCAGAAGCGGTCTGGTTTTCAAAACCGATACAGGCTACACGAATATTTCCGTTCTTCCAGCGTTTGGCAACATCTCGCTCGATCTCACGAATCCTGCCATCCGCCTTGTAGTAGGAGCGTGGAGCCTGATCTTCCAGTTCATCCGCAGACAGAACTTGTTTGCCGTTGAACAGAAGCACGTTCACAATGTCCGAAAAGACATCGTTATAGGATTCCAGAATTTTTTCAGATGTATCCTTTTGCGCCATGCCATCACCTTCTTTTCTCTTGTTATTATAGTAGCATACAGATGTGAAATTTACAAGCATTCGCCTTATGCTACGTTCAATCTGGTTGCCTTATAGCAGTCCGCGCACATTCCCTCATGGGTGGCGGCAAACTCTGCCGCCTGCATGATGGAGCCATCCTTCAGCTTGACCCTCTTGATAGGCTGGTTGCACCGGGCGCAGATGCAGGGCATCGGCGGCTGTTCCTGCTTTTGGCTGGTGGATTTCGGTTTCGGCTGCCTTTGCAGTTCCGTCTCCGGCTGCGGTGCAGCATCCTCCGGCAAATCCTCTCCGGCATAGACATACAGACCTAAGCCAAACATGGCAAGGTTCTTCACCAAGCACCGCATGATAGCCTTATTCACATCGAACATGGAGGCTGCTTCTACGGTGCGTTCTTCCATGCCGACTTTTTCACGGCGGCGAGTCTGCGGATTGTATTCCCATTTCGGAGTGGTGTAGGTGTAAGGGGTGGCTTTCATCGCTTTATTTGCGCCATCCAGTACAGGCAGCCACATTTCGTGCGAAACGCCCTCAATCGTGACCGAGGTATACACCATGAAGCCGGTTATGGGGTCATAGACATAGGGCAGGCCGTTGAACTTTTTAACTTCATAACTGGCGGAAGGATACAGCTTCTTCACCTCTGCCCATGCATACGCCCAGCTTACATATTTCAGCTCCGTATTGCCGGACTTCTTGACTTCCAGATGATCTTTGAAGTCGATAGCAAATAATTTTACGAATGGATTTTCCGTAGCCATAATCAAACCTCCAAGAAAAAAGGCGGCAGAGAAGCTGCTCCCTGCCGCCATACAATTATGCCGCATGAACGATGGTGAACCTGCGACTGCTCACATTCTTGCTGTACTGGTTGAAGATGTCCGGCTGCTCTTTCCGCAGTCGCTGAGAATCCACCCGTTTGCTTTCGGAGGATACCCACGATACCTTATAACCCGGTGCTGTGCCATAGGCAGCATCCTGCATTTGCAGCTTGACCTGTTGCTCGATGGCCGTTTTCTCCTGTTCCATCTGCTCGATTTGGTCAGAAAGCTCCTGCCGCTTATCCAGAAGTCCATGCAAGGCACTCAGATCAGCGGTCTTATCCCGGTTGTCTACCTCATAAAGCTGGTTGATCTGCTGGGTGTCACAATCGCAACCGTTGGGTGCAGGGGGAATCTGCGGCACGACATGACGTGCCCAGAACAGTTCTTCCTTATCAATAAGATCAGAAAGCACCTGCTTATCTGTCACGATCTTGTGGATCACCAGCTCTCTGCCGAAAATCAGAGCCGCCACATACCAGCAGTCGAAACCGCTGACGGCTAAGTAGTGGTCAACCTGCGCCAGATAATGAGCTGGAATTTTACCATCCGCCCACTTGTCCGCAGAGAAGGGCGAAACCGTTTTGCACTCTAATCCAGCTTTTTGCCCAACGATTAGGCGGTCAAAATCTGCCAGAAGCAGAGGATGTTCCTCGCTCTGATAGATAGCGTTTGCACGGCGCACCTTCAGGCCGGTTGCTTCGGTAAACCGCTGCGCCACATAATCCTCCAAGTCACGACCCTGCCGCATGGCCTCGTTGTCGATATTTTCAGTGGTATCGCTGATTTTATCGTGGTACACCTGAAATGCAGAACGGTAGGGATTCAGACCAAGGATAGCCCCGGCATCCGTGCCGGTAATGCCGCATTTGCGGTAGCGGAGCCAATCTTCTTTGGACAGGTTCCGTGTAGATACAAGTCGTTTCATGCAATGTTCAACCTCTCTTTCATCTGTTCTTCCGCAATAGAGAAATCATATTCCACCAAGTCCTTGATAATCGTGGAAAACTCATCCACCAAAGTGCGGTCATCGTCCAGCCACAGGGCATACAGGAAATCCAGAATGTTCCGCTGCACCCGGAGATGGTTCCAGAAACGCTCGTCCATCTGCTTTTCGGTGTCCAGTGTAATCAAGGCACTGACAATGATGCTTTTCATTGTGATCTCGTATGCCGTGGTGCAGGTAGGCTTTGGAAAATCGGCTTCGATGATGTTCAGGAACTCAGAAAATTCCCGGACAGCCCGGTTGCTCACATCGTTCATACGTCCTCCTTTATGCTGCTGCCAGCACCATCTTGTAAGCCTTGTCGATCATGGGATTGCCCTCTGCGGTGCGCAGGAACAGGTTTTCGTTGTAGTTGCGAGTTTTACGGATGGGGTCTGCATGGGTGGCAAAGTCGGAAACAGCGTTCACGAACCGCCAGCCGTTCTTTCCGACCCACTCCAGATCGGGTGCATTATAATAGCGAGCCTTCAAATCTTCCTGCAAGCGCAGGTTGTTCTTTCGCTGGCCATCGGTTAAGTCTTCCGTGATGGGGAAGAACTCGTTGATAAACTCCTGCACCTTGCGGTCAGACAGCTTGATGGTGGTCAGCTCATGGATGCTCTTGCCCAGTTCCCCCATATAGCTGTTGGCAAGCTGCAAGGTTTCACGAGCGTCCTGCACCCGGAGCAGAACATTTTCGGTATGGCGAGCAGTCCAGATGCGCTTTGCAGTACCCAAAGCCAGATTCAGGGTGTTCTGGCAGACCACACGAACCGGGGTCATAGCGACCTTGACACCAGAACTGCCATCGTGACTGTTGAAGAAGACAAGATATGGGGTCACTTCGTCTCCGGCGATGATGTACTTTTCGGGCAGTTTTGCCAGCATCCAGACCTTCTTGCCGCCCTGCAAAGAACCGGCAGTTTCATAAGTAACTCCCTCACCCAGCAGGTCATCGGTGAACTGAAATGCTTCTTCGTTCTGCACAATGCGATAGCGGTCAGATACCACACCGAGTACGGCATCATCTGTACTACGGACATTGGCGCGATAGCCGGGAATCATGTCACCCGTACCGGAATAGATATTACGGCTCTCTACCTGCCAATCCAGACCAGCCAGTTCCAAGGCTTCACGGCTTGCAGGGGCATCCATAACGATACGGCCAAGACCATGCCAGGGGGTCTCACGGACAGAGAACATGGTTTCAATATTTGCGGACATAATCTTTACCTCCAAAATTTTTGATTGTCTTATTTCTTTTCGATTTGATGAGCCGTCCAGACAATGATTTTCGCAACACCTTTTCCGACTGCTTTCATCACCTCCACCAATACTTTTTCAAAGATTTCTGCCATTGATTTTTCCTCCGTTTTTCTGTAAAAATCAAAGACCAGTAAGCTGATGTGGTTGCTTACTGGTCTTTCTATCCAAGGGTATAATATATCATTATATCTGCTTCAGATACGCCTAACTTGTACCAAGTGTGTCCACTGTGTCAGTGTTTTTGCGAATCGGTCTTATGTTTTCGTGTCTTTCAGGTGTTTTATGGGTGGAGATATAAGGATATAATAAAACTTGTTTTGAAAATCTCTGACACAACCGGCACAGCCGACACAGCCTCCTACTTCTGCGTTTTCGACCAGATTCCCACAACCACCGTGAGATCCTGCCATTCATTTTTGCGGATTCCCTGATTTCGGGATGCCTTAAAAGCCTTTGCCTCCTCAAAGGAAATCGAAAAGCGTGTCATCTCTACAAAGCCATCCATCGTATATGCTGCGGCGTTTCTCGCCCGTACCTCTGACATCTGAAAGTCGAGTGCCCAGCGAAACTCTTCATTTGTCAAAGGCGTGATCTGCGCCACACAGCTGTTGATAAGCTCCCGATCAACATCGTTCTTTGATGCCCGCTGCCATTCATCCAGCTTCTGCGAGATCAGATTCATGTCCAGCGCTCCACTGCGTTCATCCTCCTGTTCTACGCTCTCATACTGAGATTGCAGATCTGCGATCTGGTTGTCTAAGCCTTTACGACGTTCCATAAGTTCCTGTTTGGTGATGATGCCATCAGCACACAGGTCAATATACTTGTCCAGCCGTTCTCTCTGCTTAGCGATGCTCTTTTCCAGCATTGCCTTTCTGGAAATACGCACAGTCTTTTCCTCTGCCATGCAGCGGTTCAGAATCCGGTATACCTCTTTGACGGTCTTGCCTTTGTCAAATGTGAGATGTTCAAACACCTTTGCCGCCATCAAATCCAGCTTCCACTCACTGATGGCCTTGATTTGGCAGCTGATGCTCAAATCAAGGCCATGTTCCTGCAAGTAGCTGATGCTCGGCCTGCGTGTACGGCAGTAGCACTGAAATCCATGAATTACAGCACCATCCCGGTTCACACGCCACTTGAACTGAATAAATCCTGCACCGCAACTGCAACGCAATTTTGCCGTCCAGACCGACTTAGGCGTATTTCTCATGTACTTGTGCTTTTTTCCGTTTTCATCGATTACTCGTGCTGATCTCGATGCCAAAATCTGCTGGCATCTCTCCCACATTTCTTCCGAAACCAATGGCTCAAAATCCCCTTTCACATAGATGTATCTGCTTTCATCCAGATTTTTGATACGCTTCTGCGTCAAGTAGCCGTCACTATGGGATTTATTATAGCAAATGCATCCCTTATATGTTGCATTGTGCAGGACCCGACTCACCTTGGAAGCGTCCCACGAAACATGACCTCCCGCATCCAACCGTCCAAGACGATATAACTCTGCGACTATTTTCTGTAGGCCGACTTCACCACTCGAATACATCTGGAAAATCAACCTTACAGTTTCAGCCTGTTCCGGTTCAGGCACATAGGTTCCATTCACCCTGCGGTATCCCAAGATGTTTCCGTTGCCATACAGAATGTGCCTTTCCCGACTGATTTTCTGCCCCGCCTTCACACGTTCTGAGATTTTGCGGCTTTCATCCTGTGCCATGGAAGACATGAGCGACAGTCGGAGTTCGCCATCATCGGCAGCCGTGTTGATACCGTCATTGATAAAAAGCACATCCACGCCCATAGCCTTCATCTGGCGCGTATAGGACAAAGCATCCACCGTATTTCGTGCAAAGCGGCTCACCTCACGGGTAATGATAAGGTCAAATTTATCTTTCCTTGCATCCTCCATCATACGCAAAAACTCTGGCCTCTTCTGTGCTTGTGTTCCGGTGATGCCTTGGTCTACGTAGACCTCCACGATTTCCCAGTCCGAATGCCGGGAACATTCGATTTTATACCACTCCAACTGATTTTCCAGCGCATTGATTTGCGCCTCATGCTCTGTTGAGACGCGAGCATATACTGCTACTCGCATGTTTTTACCTCCATTTTCTTGCTTTTTCGGATAAAAAGAAAGGCTCTGGCAGAATCCTCCACCAGAGCCTTTCTCTGTTGTTTACGAAGCCTTTGCAGGCGGTTCTTCCTCCTGCTCACGCTTCATCCGAAGGAAGTTCTGATAGGTAGGCAGGTTCAGCAGTCCTGCCGCAAAAAGAGCTTCAATCAGACAGTAAGCCATCGCCTTTTCGTCAACGTCCATCATCGTAACACCTCCGTAGTGATTGTGATCGTGCTTCGGATTCAGTAATATAACATATCACCGAAAAGTCAGCTGTTACGGACGAAGGCGGATACCATAGAACCCCCACACTGGGTTTTCCGAGGCGGTGAGACGCTTTCGGTCACGAACACCGCCAGCCTGCTCCATGTACTTGTTGAACGCTGTAGCGCTGCACGGACATGTGCCGTTTTCATCGCAATAGGCCTCATACGCTCTCCTCAAATCAGATGTAGCAGTAAAATAGTTGTAGTCCCCCATTTCGCAGTGGTTTTCAAGGAACTCTTTAAGATAGTCCATCGAGTTTTTCCGCTGTATCCCTCTCATGCAGTCCACATCAGGAATCGGCGGAAACTGCCAGCCTTGCTTCATCAGTTTTCTGGCATACTGAAGTGCTTTCGTCACGATTGCATCGCGCTCCTTCCAAAGTTTCTTAGCAAGATTCGGATCTCTTTCTTCCTTCGGAACAGAGTTCATGAACGGAAGGAAGATAATTCGATCAAGAAATGCCGGGTCATTTGATTCAATTCTCAGGGGGAAATTGGTGGCAAACAGGAATTTCATATTATGGTCAAGCTTTAAGGCTCCCTGATTTTTGCGCTGGATTTCGATGCTGTCTCCACCGGTGATCCGCTTCAGTTTGGACACTGCACTTGCATTCAGTACTTCCTGGGGAAGATCCAGGGAGATATTGATTCTGGAGTACAGCAGCGACTCGGTTTCAAACTTTCCACCCAGTTCGCCAAGTGAAAGGTTGCTTACCGAGTTCTCCGGATATAATTTCTGTATGAAATTGCCCAAGATACTCTTGCCAGAGTTTGGCGCATATCCCATAACAAAGAAATATTTTCCGTTTGATGGTTCAATCAGAAGATACCCAAGCGCCATCATAAAGCGCTCCTTCAGTTCTTCGCGCCCCTCGGTAATCGTATCAAGGAGCTCGTCGAACACCGGGCACTCGGCATCTTCATCATAGTAAACATCCAGAACTGTAAACGTTCTGCGCTTTGGGCTATGATGCTTCAGCTTCATTTTATTGAGATACAAGATCCCGTTTTTCAAAGGACAATAGGGTTTGTCTTTCAGCGAATCTTCATACTTCAGACGAGGATCTGCTTTCAGGCATTTATAAATGTCCATGTGGTTTCGGAGGTTCTTTACCCCGTCAAGCCCTGGACTTATGTATTGACGGTAAAGAGCTATTACACCCTCTGCATCAATCGGTTCATAGTATTGACCGTTATAGTAATATAGCACGGTCTTTCTATAGATAAAGCCCGCTTTTTCAAGCAGATTTTCTTCCATCTGACAAAGACCTGGTTGTCTGAGCCTCCCCTTTGCCGGCGGTTTCTGTTCGTCATCGGTAAGTTGCACATCTTCATCATCTCCTTCCATAGAAGCAGCCAATTTCAAAATATCCACGCCCTTAGATGAAGCACCGGATTTCTTCTTGGACTTCTTTTTATGTTTCTTTTTACGTTTTTTCTTACCGAGCTTTGACCCGGTTGGATACGGCAGAATGAACGTATCCAGCTCATCCCCGTCATCAGAGTACTCGTCCGGGTACTCGTCCATATCTTCCTCAGATACAAATGAATCCGTATCCGATGGTGAGCCCCGTCGTTGCACTGTCATAGGGTCATCATCTGGCCCCGTGTCAGGTTCCAGACCACGCCTTGGCACAATGAACGACTGGTCATCATCTGGTGGTTGGCCTGCGTAGTCTTCACCACAGGAATCAGAATCATAAGCATCATCTTTTTTCATGGTTAGAAACCTCCGCTTAATATTTTGCCCTTGGACATGTTCCTTAGGCTTGGCTGTATTCTATCATAATTCCATCCCCGACGATACTTGATTCCTCGAGTTTTTCATTTTAATTTTTTTGCTGTTTTACGTTGTTTTTTTGCAATTCAAAATTCAAAATGCTGAAAACCCTCAGGCTTTCAACATCTTTTCAACAACAAAATTGGCGTAGGTGGTTCCTTACAAATCACCTACGCCAATTTTTTTATTTATTTAACTCTGCTCTTCGCTCTACAATCCTTTTCTTTAATTCCTCTAACTCTTCATTTATTTTATTATAATCCACCGTCGGATCGAGACAATATTCAGATATTATGCTTCGAATTTCCCGATCACACTTTTCTATTGCTTGACTCGCTTTTCTACATGCAACGCATTCATCCTTTGTCTTATATGGCAATTCAAAAATTATTTTCAAATTCTCTCTTAATTCATCATATGCCCAATTAGCCTCATCCTTGGTTGATCCAAACAAATCCAACCATCTCATTTCAACCATCTCATTAGTAATTCTGATATTTGGATTATTCGATAATGCCTCCATGCCTATTCTCAAAGCCATTCTCTGCGCATATCCAATTTCTGATGTCTTTCCTTTTTCTATCAACGTGACTACATCGTCTTCTTTTTCGCTTCCATAGTAACAACTGAAAATATCCTGTAGAAAAGACACATTTTCTTCAGTCAACTTAATGCGGTTGTCTTTACTCAGAAATTCATGTGCTCCAACCATACAATCTTTATCCTCATCGTAAAATTTTCCCATTACGATGTCGAACGCCTTATCCAATTTCTTTTTATAAAACGTTGTGTAGTTGTTTATTCCTCCTTTTGCATTACCCCCAACTTCATTTTTCTTTTTTCCTTTAACTCTGCCACAATCAAGCATTTCCGAACCATTTTCTCGCTCATTCCAACTTGAGATATAAAAGCAATTTGCTTGCTCTGCCCATATTCTCAAAAGCAACTGCCTCATTGATGTTGTATTTTTCACTCTGCTTTCTTTAGGGATCTCATTATATATTTCATCAATAATCTCTATAAAACTATCATTTATCTCTTTTTCATCTGCATACAATCCCTTCATAATTTCTTCACGATCTTGTTTATATTTTTCTTCCAGTAGTCTCAATTTTATATTTGCATTTTCTTGCACTCGTTGAATTTCTTCAACCGCGTATTTTTCAAACTTTTCAACCTGCTCATTGAATTCATCATCATTCCATGCTTGCCTCTTTATTGCCTTCCATCTTTCTCTCAATTCATTATTGCTATACTTCATTTCATTTTCCTCAATATGCTCTTCGATAAACAAAACCTCCCCGGCAAAACCATTCAGTTTCACCGGGGAGGTTTATCATACGCTTATCTTCCCATGTTTTGCGCGATTAGTGCATCTTCATGCAACAATCTTACTTTCTGGGATTTTTGATAGCAGCCTGAGCGGCAGCCAGACGTGCGATAGGCACACGGAAGGGAGAGCAGCTGACGTAGTCCAGACCGACATTGTGGCAGAACTCCACGCTCGTGGGGTCGCCGCCGTGCTCGCCGCAGATGCCCAGACCCAGATCGGGACGGGTCTCGCGGCCGTCGTGGGCAGCCATCTTGACCAGCTTGCCAACGCCGATCTGATCCAGATGCTGGAACGGATCGCTCTCGTAGATCTTGTTCTCGTAGTATGCGCCCAGGAACTTGGCGGCATCATCACGGCTGAAGCCGAAGGTCATCTGGGTCAGGTCGTTGGTGCCGAAGCTGAAGAACTCGGCTTCCTTGGCGATCTCGCCGGCAGTCAGGGCTGCACGGGGGATCTCGATCATGGTACCGACCTGATACTTCATATCAACGCCTGCAGCAGCGATCAGTTCGTCTGCGACCTTAACCACAACGTCCTTGACGAACTTCAGCTCCTTGACCTCGCCAACCAGCGGGATCATGATGTGCGGGGTGATCACATGGCCGGTCTCAGCAGAGACGTTCAGAGCAGCCTTGATCACAGCACGGGTCTGCATAGCAGCGATCTCGGGGTAGGTAACAGCCAGACGGCAGCCACGGTGACCCATCATGGGGTTGAACTCGTGCAGAGAAGCAACCACGTTCTTCAGGTCTTCGTAGGTCATGCCCATGTCGGCAGCCAGTTCCTTGATGTCCTCGTCCTTGGTGGGCAGGAACTCGTGCAGAGGCGGGTCCAGATAACGGATGGTCATCGGGCGCTCACCCATGATGCGGTACATAGCCTCGAAGTCGCCCTGCTGGAACGGCTCAACCTTGGCCAGAGCAGCCTCGCGCTCTTCCACGGTGCGTGCGCAGATCATCTCGCGGACGGCCTTGATGCGGTCCTCAGCGAAGAACATGTGCTCGGTACGGCACAGGCCGATGCCCTCAGCACCCAGATCCACTGCCTGCTGTGCGTCACGCGGGTTATCAGCGTTGGTCATGACCAGCAGCTGACGTGCTGCGTCTGCCCAGCCCATGAAGCGGTTGAAGTTCTTGTTGCCGGTAGCGGCCACGGTTGCGACCTGCTCGCCGTAGATGTTGCCGGTGGAGCCATCGATGGAGATCCAGTCGCCCTCAACGAACTTGTGGCCGTTGATCTCGAAGGTCTTTGCTTCCTCGTCGATCTTGACCTCGTTATCATTGCCGCAGCCAGAGACACAGCAGGTGCC